CTTATTGATTGGTGGGAACATGCCTGGGCTTTGGATTACCAAGCAGATAAAGAAAAATACCTAGACAATATTTGGAAAATTATTGACTGGGACGTTTGTAACGAAAGACTATAATGACATTAGAACCCAGCGCAATTTTAAAACTCAAAGATATTTTAGCAGAAGAAAACAATCCTGAAATTAAACTACGTGTATTTGTGCAGGGCGGCGGCTGCTCAGGATTCAGTTACGGCTTCACACTAGACGAAGCTCAAAACGAAGACGACATGGATTTTGAATACGATTCAGTACGAGTGCTGGTGGATTCAATGAGCTGGCAGTATCTGCAGGGCTCCAGCATACGCTACGAAGAAACTTCCATGGGCAGTAGTTTTGCCATCAACAATCCGCAGGCAGTTTCAACCTGCGGCTGCGGCAGCAGTTTCAGTCCAACCTAAACAATGTCCATACTGCGAGATGTCACGCACGAAACACACATGGCCGTTGAAAAATTGCCGTTTGTGCAGTATCTGCTCAAAGGCAACATCACTGAACCTCATTACATAGTGTATCTCAATGAGATGCTAAACATATATCAGCATCTTGAAAACTTGGCTCAGAAGACCGGCCTGCTGAACACACTGCCAGGCCTGGCCCGAGCTGATAAGATTGCCAAAGACTTGGAAGAACTGAGCCCGAACTACTCAGGCACACTGTGCAACAGCACAGTGCAGTATCTTGATTATCTAACAGAGCTGTCTAATTCCGATCGAAAACATCAACTGTTTGCACACATCTATGTGCGACATCTCGGCGACATGTATGGCGGAAAACTAATTGCTCGTGTTGTTCCAGGGTCGGGCCGCTGGTATGAATTTGACAATCGTGTGGAACTGTTGAAGAATTTCAACGCCATGCTGAACATGGATCTAGCCGACGAGGCCTTAGTGTCGTTCGCACACTATGGAAATATTTTCAAGGACCTGTGGAATAAAATACATACAGTATGAGATTTCACATTTTAGGCCTCCCCCACACAGTAAGTTCCGTAGAATACAATGCCTGTGCTTACACACAGAAAGTTGTTAAATTTGGAAAAATGATGACTGCCCGAGGGCATGAAGTTATTCACTACGGACACGAAGATTCCGACTTGGTCTGCACCGAACATGTGACTGTGACCACAAATCAAGATCTAGAAATTGCATACGGCAGTTATGACTGGCGTAAAAACTTCTTTAAATTTGACACCGGCGATCATGCCTATCAAACATTTTATAAAAATGCCATCCGTGAAATAGGCTTGCGAAAACAGCCAAACGATTTTATACTGCCGTTCTGGGGGTCAGGAGTACGACCTGTGTGTGATGCACATCCAGACATGATCTGTGTAGAACCCGGCATTGGCTATGCAGGCGGGCACTGGGCACGATGGAAAATCTTTGAAAGCTATGCCATTTATCATGCCTATCTTGGCCTAGCTTCAGTGGGAACTTGCCAGCAGGACTGGTACGATGCAGTAATCCCAAACTACTTTGACCCAGACGATTTTGAATTTAGAGACAAAAAACAAGACTATTTCTTGTTCCTGGGGCGTGTGTACTCGGGCAAAGGCATAGACATTGCAGTGCAGGTCACTGAAAAAATTGGTGCCAAATTGATCATTGCTGGGCAAAATCCCGACAACCTACAGTTTCCCCCAAATGTGGAGTTTGTGGGCTATGCTGATGTTGCACGACGACGTGAGTTGATGGCTGGCGCTAAAGGTGCTTTTGTGGCCAGTCAATATCTTGAACCGTTTGGCGGCGTGCAGATTGAAATGTTGTTTTCTGGAACACCCACTATAACCACGGACTGGGGTAGTTTTACCGAAAACAACGTACACGGTGTCACTGGCTATAGATGCAGGACTTTTGATCAATTCTGCTGGGCCGCACAGAACATAGACCGCATTGATCCGCAAAATTGTCGTACCTGGGCTGAGAATTTTTCACTTGACAAAGTGGCCAGCATGTACGAAGAATACTTTCAATCTGTGTTGAATGTGTACACTGGCAACGGCTGGTATGAACCCACACCGGGTCGCAATGAGTTGTCCTGGCTGAATAAAAACTATCCAACCCTGCCCGAGCGCATTAACTTTGATGCAATTGCACACGAAGAAAAACCCTGGTCCAATAGACTGGCACAGTGGATACATCACAACGTCGCCCCAGATTCAGTGCTGGACATTGGCTGTGGCCCGGGAATTTATGTAGACAGTTTGCAAGAGCAGGGAATCGCTGCTACAGGAATTGATGTTGACTCGCGAGTGTACGGAAAACCGCATTTAAAATATCAAAGTCTTTTTGATATTTCTGATGAATCAGCACACACTGTGATCTGCATGGAAGTGGCCGAACATATTGATTCAGCACAGGAAGATTTGGTTGTTGAAAAGGTTGTCAGCACAGTGCGCAACACACTGATATGGACAGCAGCAGCCATTGGGCAAGGCGGCATTGGACACATCAACTGCAAAAACAAGCAGGATTGGGCTGACAAGTTGACAGCCGCTGGCCTGGTAAGAAATCACAAAAAAGAACACGAACTGATTGAGTATGCCATGCAAGGCTACCACATGGAATGGTTCGTCAACAACCTGCTGTACTTCGAAAAACCAGTATTGTAACTAATGGTAAATTCAGCATAAATAATCCGAAGAGGGATTTTTTATGGCACAGCAAATAATCAATATTGGTAATTCGCCAAACGATGGCAACGGTGATCCGTTACGGACGGCGTTTCGCAAGGCCAACGAAAACTTTACAGAACTGTACAACAGTGCCGTTGGGTTTGCCACCAATGTATTGTATGTCAGCAAGTCCGGCAGCGACAGCAACTCCGGCGTCACCCTTTCTTCAGCATTTCTCACAATTGCACGAGCAGTGCAAGAAGCCAACACACTTGTTGCCAACACACCAACTGCCAAAGTCTGTATCTTTCTCAAGACCGGTTCTTATACCGAAAACAACCCAGTGGTGTTTGGACCAAATGTCACACTGTGGGCTGACAATCTCCGCAGTGTTTCGGTGTTGCCAGCAAACCCAACCAGCGACATTTTTCGACTCAGCAATGCCTGCTATGTGGCAGGACTCACATTCCGCGGGCACCTGTTCCCTGCAGCCGCAGTGGCATTTGTACCAAACGGACAAGTCATCACTACCAGTCCTTATGTACAGAACTGTTCCAGCATTACCACAACAGGCTGCGGCATGCGAGTAGACGGCAGTCTAGTAGGTGGGTTGAAATCCATGGTGGTTGATGCCTACACGCAGATCAATCAAGGCGGCAACGGTATTGAAATCATAAACCAAGGCTATTCACAGTTGGTCAGTGTGTTTACTGTCTGCTGTGAAATTGCAATTCTGTGCCAAAACGGCGGAACTTGCAGTCTAACCAACTCCAACACTTCATTTGGCACCTACGGACTGGTGGCCGACGGCAAAGTTGCCCAAAGTCTTTCAGGCTTCACTGACGGCATTGATCAAATTGGCAGTCAAATAGTGGTTGACGGGTTGGCCGCTCGTCCAACTATAAATCAATCAATCAGTTTTGATGGAGGTGTCACACTGTATGACATCTGGGACACAACACCGTTGTTGGCCGGACAATCTACAATCACCATTGGGGTCGATATCACAATTCCAATACCCAACAACACTCCGTGTAGTTTTTACATAAGAAGTGCAATCAACGCCAGTGGTCACACATTTGAATATGTTGGTACCGGTAACGACTTGGCCAATGCATTGCCGGCTTCCGGTGCAATTCCCATCGAAGCCAATCAAGTTCGCAAGCTCAATGGCGGCCAGGTGATCTATACCAGTACAGATGAACGCGGTGACTTCAAAGTGGGTGATCAATTGACAATCAACGGTGCCACCGGCACAATCACCGGAGACACATTTGACAAGTCATTGTTTGCGGTCTTAACCCCATATATACTAGCACTCGAAGGATAATCCACAATGGCAATTAACATTTTTAGAAATATCACAGCAAATTTAACAACTGTAGATACTGTGTTGTACACCGCACCGCTGGCCTACAGCGGCATTGTGCTGATGGCACAGATCAGCAATATCACCACTGGTGTGGTTGCTGCCAGCATGTATGTGAAAAATCTTGATCTTACACTGACTTCGCTGATTACCGATTTTCCTATTCCGGGAAATGATGCTTTGGGAGCCTTGTCAGGGAAACTAGTACTGCAATCAGGACAATCAGTAGTGGCTTCCGCTGATGCCAATGGGTCATTACAAATTGTATTGAGTATATTAGAGTCGCAGAATTAATTATGGCAAAACTCATTTCGGGCAAGGTTGTAAAAACACCGCCCACAGAAGTATCACCTGACAGATATGACTTTATTCAACTGTCAGAAACTGAACCGGATCTAGGTGTCCCAGCAGCCAATGGACAAGTGCTGACCAGCGACACTGCTGGTAACAGAGCTTGGGTCAACAACAATGGTGCTACAGGTGCTACAGGTGCTACGGGTGCTACGGGAGTTCCTGGCGCCACAGGATCCACAGGCGCTACAGGCGCTACAGGACCAACGGGGGCCACAGGTGCCACAGGTGCCACAGGCGTCACAGGAGCCACGGGCGCAACTGGCCCAAATGGTGCAACTGGTGTTGGTGCAAGCGGCGCCACAGGTGCAACTGGGTTTGGGGCCACAGGAGCCACAGGCGTGGTTGGCGCAAGCGGTGCAACTGGATCCACAGGGGCAACCGGCGAACAAGGTGCTACTGGTTTAGGAGCAACAGGTGCCACCGGAATTACAGGCGCCACAGGTGCTACAGGTGCTACCGGAATTACAGGCAGCACGGGCGCAACTGGCATTGGTGCCACAGGTGTCACTGGCTCCACGGGATTAAGCGGGGATCGCTATTCTACCACTTCTAGTACAACCCTGACCATTGGACTAGGCACACAAACATTTACAGTGGCCACTGGGTTAGCATGGACAATTAATCAGCCCGTTATTATATCGTCGGTTGGTGCTGCTTACATGACTGGTGTAGTCACTTCCTACAACAGCGGTACGGGAGCCATGATAGCTTCCATTGATGTAGTTGTTGGGTCCGGTACATTCAGCAGTTGGTTTGTTAACTTGGTCGGCGCTGCTGGCATTCCGGGAGCGACTGGAGTTGGAGCCACAGGTGCCACTGGCATTGGAGCCACAGGTGCAACTGGTGTTGTCGGTGCTACTGGTGTTGTTGGAGCCACTGGCGTTATTGGTACCACAGGTGCCACTGGTGTTCCAGGCACAACCGGCGCAACAGGCGCCACAGGTGCCACTGGCGTTGTTGGAGCCACTGGTGTTCCGGGTGCAACTGGATTTGGAGCAAGCGGAGCAACTGGCGCCACTGGATTTGGAGCCACAGGAGCCACTGGCGTTATTGGTACCACTGGTGCTACTGGTGTTGTTGGAGCCACCGGTGTTCCGGGTGCAACTGGATCTACTGGATCTACCGGCGCTACAGGCGTTCCTGGAACAACCGGAGCCACTGGCGCTACTGGCGCACCGTCAACAGTACCAGGTGCCACTGGCGCAACTGGAGCTGGAGCCACTGGCGCAACTGGAGCACCGTCTACTATACCCGGAGCAACCGGTGCCACTGGTCTTGGCGCAACAGGCGCAACAGGCGTTCCTGGAGCAACCGGAGCGACCGGAGCCGGAGCCACTGGCGCAACCGGAGCACCGTCAACAGTACCAGGTGCCACTGGCGCAACCGGAGCCGGAGCAACCGGAGCCACTGGTGCACCATCAACTATTCCGGGATCAACCGGAGCCACTGGTGCAACTGGGGTTGGAGCAACAGGCGCAACAGGCACACCCGGATCACCCGGTGGAGCGACCGGAGCAACAGGCGCAAGCGGAGCAACTGGCGCCACTGGATTTGGGGCCACAGGTGCCACTGGCGTGCCAGGCGCAACAGGCACACCTGGAACACCCGGTGGAGCAACCGGAGCAACCGGAGTAAGTATACCCGGAGCCACCGGCGCAACTGGCAGTGGTGCAACAGGTGCTACAGGTGCCACTGGCCTTGGTGCCACAGGAGCCACCGGCGCACCATCAACTGTACCGGGTGCCACAGGAGCCACCGGCGTCCCCGGTGCAACTGGTGTTACTAACGTGTCTATTGAGGATACTGCTGCCAATAACGATTACTTTATTACTATGTCGGCTCAATTTACTGGCACGATCAATACCTTATATGTGGACAATCCCGGGCTTAGATTCAATCCCAGCACAGGAAATTTAACAGCAAATGTGTTTACCGGAGTGTCTACCACAGCCAAATATGCTGACTTGGCAGAAAACTACGCAGCTGACAACATCTACCCGCCTGGAACTGTGTTGGAATTTGGCGGCAGTGCCGAAGTTACCATTGCGTCAGACGAAAGCGTCCGTGTGGCAGGCATTGTGTCTACACAACCGGCACACCTAATGAATAGTCATTTGACTGGAACACATGTTGTAGCAGTGGGATTGATTGGCCGAGTTCCGTGCAAGGTACGCGGTGTAATCAACAAAGGCGACATGTTGATATCGGCCGGCGCCGGCTATGCCAAATCTCGACAAGATCCCGTTATAGGCACTGTGGTTGGCAAGGCCTTGGAAAACTTCACTGGCAACGAAGGTATCATTGAAGTTGTTGTAGGAAAATTGTAACATGGCACAACCGGTGTGGCTTACTCCTGCTGGTAATTTAGGAACATACCCCGAAGGTGTGTTTTTTCAGTTTCCATTGGTGGTACAACCACCAAATTTAGGCGAAACCGTCTATTTTAAAATTATTGCAGGTGATCTCCCCGATGGTGTGCAAGTGTCTGCCAATGGATTGATTGTTGGAGTTCCAATAGCAGTTGCCAACATACAAGGTACACCGGTTGAGGTTGCCCGAGACATAACCAGTAAATTTGCCGTTCGTGCATACACTACCAAAGTTGTAGCCGGACTCACTGTGATCAATCGCTTGGCCGACAGAACATTCAGCATCACAGTGAGTGGTCAAGATGCACCAGAGTGGATCACTCCCTCTAGTCAGATAGCCCAGTACTTTGATGGCAGCCAGGTATATGATTTACAATTGCAATACACCGACAACGATGCCAGTGATATTACTGTAGTGAGACTAATAGGAGGATCACTGCCGCCGGGACTAACACTCAGTCCCCGGGGTCGCATTTCAGGGGTAATTCCAATTGCAGCGGTGCCCGACGAAGCAGTGGGATTTGACAGAACACCGTTTGATTTATACAGATTCTCGCCTGTTCCTTACGGAGCCAATGCCAATTACGAGTTTACTGTGGAACTTACTGATGGAAAAAATTCTGCTGTTAGAACATTTAGTATATTTGTTTGGAGTAGAAGTTTATTGTCAGCTGATACCACAGTTGACACAGCCGATATTACATTTATCACTGCCGACGGTATAAACACTTGGATGCCAATTATTTTAAACGTTCCGGGATCAATTGGTACAGTGCAAAGCGAAAATTATTTTGCTTACAAGTTTAATGGAATAGATTTTGCAGGTGATGATTTTACCTTTGTACTCAACGGTGGTGTCCTTCCACCCGGAACAGAATTAGATCCAGTAACCGGGTGGTTATACGGTTACATACCGGACCTTGGCCTAACAGAAAGAACATACACATTTTCTCTTAGAGTTTTTAAAAACAACGAGCCTACCTATACAAGTCAGCCCTATATATACAGTTTAATTGTAAACGGGCCAGTTGAAACCAATATCTATTGGACCACACCTGCATCAGCTGCTGATCGTGCATTGAATCCCAGTCCATTGGGCACCATCGATAACGGCGCCACAAGTCAATTATATGTGGAAGCTGTAAGCGTTTCTGGATTGGTATTAGAATATAGAATACGATCAGGCAGCAACAGCAAATTGCCACAAGGACTAACACTGTTGCCATCAGGACACATAGTTGGACGTGTGAATTTTGATACATTTGTTCTAGACGGTGGTACCACAGTGTTTGACCTTGACAGCAGCAATCAAGGAGTAACTGCTCCAACCACGTTTGATTTGACATTTAACTTTACTGTAGAAGCATATGGCGGCAATGGATTGATCAGTGTGTTTAAAAATTTCTCAATTCGTGTCAACAGAGAATACAATGCTCCTTATGAGAATCTGTATGTGCTGGCAATGCCTCCACAGAATGATCGAGATCTAGTAAACGATTTATTGCAAAATACTTCAATTATCCCCCCAAACTTGTTGTATCGCGGAGATGATCCAAGTTTTGGAAGAGCAACTTCGGTGATATACAATCATGCATTTGGATTAACTGCTGCCACCTACACTGATTATGTTTCCAGCTTGTACGAAAATCACTACTGGAAAAATCTAGTGTTGGGCAGTATTGAAACTGCTCAGGCCATAGATCCTGTGACAGGACAAGCAGTGTATGAAGTAGTATACAGTAGAATTATTGATAACTTGGTCAATGATCAGGGAGAAAGTGTCAGTAAAGAAGTTGTGATTCCCTATCCAATTGATCCCAACACAACAGCGGAAATTGACACAGTGTACCCCAACAGTTTAGAAAACATGCGCGACCAGGTAATTGATGTAGTTGGGCAAGTTAGCAATTTACTGCCGTTATGGATGTTGTCAAAACAAACCAATGGTCGTGTACTGGGATTCACTCCTGCCTGGGTTATTGCATATGTCAAACCCGGATATAGCAAACAAATTGCTTATAACATACGCACTGAATTTGACACACAGTTAAATTTAATAGATTTTGAAGTTGACCGTTATGAGTTAGACAAAGCGTTAACAAACAACTGGGATCCGGTTACCAAACAGTGGGTGCCACAGCCACCGGCTGCAACCACATTTGATCTGACGTCAGTGCCAGGTCCGACTATTTTCGATGGCGGCAGTGTTCGATTCATTACTCCTGTAGATATCTACTTAGACTCTACTACCACAGATTATGACAAATATTTGGTATTTCCCAAAAGAAATATTATTTCGCCGGACGTTCCAATTGTTCCGTCCACAGTGGTAAACTGGACCAACAATTCTGCCAATGCTGTTGCATGGACCAACAACGATGCCAGCACTGTCGCGTGGATAAACGATCCATTGTAAATAAGACAACAAAGGAAAACAATGACGAGTCTTTACACTTTTGCAACACAATCAGGAAATATTCCACTTAGTGAACTGGATGCTAACTTTTTAGAAGTCAGTCAGCGTGTCAACAATGCCAATTATGTGGTTGCTGGAAATCAAAGCAATATTACCGATGTTGGCACGTTGAACAACTTGTCGGTGTTCGGCAATGTGTTGGCCGGCAATATCTCAACAGATGGCAATATCTCAACTGTTGGCAACGTTACAGTCGGTAATGTGAGAGTAACAGGCATACTATCAGCTGCTGGCAATGTCACCGGCAACTATCTCTTCGGCGATGGCGGCTTTTTAAGCAACGTTACTACGACCAGCAACGTGGCTGTAACTCGAATTGCCAATGGTGTGTCAGTTATCAGCATTGACAGCAGTGGCGGCAATGCAACAGTACAAATTGATGGCACAGCAAACGTAGCTGTGTTTAGTCCCACCGGAGTCTCGTTCGGTGGCGTGGCCAACATAACTGGCAATGTTGATGCAGGCAACTTGAGAACAACTGGCGCTGTGTCACTAGCCGGCAACGTGATTGCCAATGGCAATGTGACTGCCACATCAATGATTTTGTCCAACAGTGTTTTTGCTGCTGCTGCCAATGTGTCAGGCAATGTCACTGGTGGCAACGTTTCCACAAACGGCCAAGTCACTGCGGTTGGTAACATACGTGGCGCAAACATTATTACCACTGGAATTGTAACTGCGCAAGGCAACATTGTTGCTGGCAATATCTCAACTGTTGGCACAATCAGTGCTCAAGGCAACGTGATTGGCGGAAATCTTGTGACTACCGGAAATGCCAGTATTGGAAATGCCAGTGCTGTTGGCAATGTCACTGGTGCTTACATCTTGGGCAATGGTTCGCAGTTGACTGGTATTGTTTCCACTTATGGCAATTCCAACGTGTCTGCTTACTTGGCTGTTTACTTGCCTACCTATACTGGCAACTCAGGCAGTGGCAATGTTCTTTCTACTGGCAATATATCTGCAGCAGGCAATGTCACTGGTGCTTACATCTTGGGCAATGGTTCGCGGTTGACTGGCGTGGTGTCAAGTTATGGCAATTCTAATGTGGTCACGCTGTTGTCTGCATTTGGCAGCAACACTGTCAGTACCACTGGCAACATCAGTGGTGGGTACATCTTGGGCAATGGTTCGCAGTTGACTGGCGTGGTGTCAAGTTATGGCAATTCTAATGTGGTCACGCTGTTGTCTGCATTTGGCAGCAACACTGTCAGTACCACTGGCAACATCAGTGGTGGGTACATCTTGGGCAATGGTAGTCAACTAGTTGGACTACCTGCACAGTACGGCAACAGCAATGTTGTTACTTTGCTATCCGGATTTGGATCAAACACAATCAGTACCACCGGCAACATCAGTGGTGGGTACATCTTGGGCAATGGTAGCCTGTTAACAGGTGCTCCGGCTGGAGCAACTGGCGCTACAGGTGCCACTGGTGCACCGTCAACAGTGCCCGGAGCAACAGGAGCCACTGGCTTAGGTGCCACAGGCGCCACTGGCGCAACTGGACTCGGCGCAACCGGTGCCACTGGCGCACCGTCAACAGTGCCCGGAGCAACAGGATCCACAGGAGCCACTGGACTCGGTGCAACCGGCGCAACTGGACTCGGCGCAACCGGTGCCACTGGCGCACCGTCAACTGTACCGGGCGCCACTGGTGCTACCGGTTCGTTCAGTGGAAGTTTAACCGCTAATATCAATGGACAAGGTTATAGTATTAGTAATGTAGCTATTATCAGTGCCACCGGCAATATGATAGCCGCAAACTTTGTTGGCGGCGGCGCAGGAACTCCGCAACTGATTTCCAGTACCAGTTTAATACTGGGTGCAGCCACAGTGGTACAAGTAACTGGTGCGCCGTTTAGACTGGCCAGTTTAACCACCGGTCAACGAGACGCATTGACAGCAGTCAATGGAGACCTTATTTACAACTCGTCATTGAACAAGTTTCAAGGTTACGAAAACGGGGCCTGGGTTAATCTGATCTAACAGCACATGGAACGTGAATACAATGTAATTCTCAACAAAGGCGTGGACTACACTGCCTTTTGGCAGGAAATGGAAACTGCTGGTCAGCACAGTGCAGCCGTACCCGAACGAGCAGTGACCATTGTCAACGACCGATCAGTGATGCAACGACAGTGTCACTATGCCTTGACTGATGAAGAAGCAGAAGCTCTAAGACTTGACCCCAGAGTGTTGGACGTGGAAATTCCGCCTGAGCAACAACCGGACTTGATCGTCGGCCCGTGTGCGGTACAACGCGGTAACTGGAGTTATTTTGCCAGTTCCTCAGTGGCCCTGAACTGGGGAATGTTTCGCTGTGTGACCAGCGACAATTCCAATTATTATCAGGCCACTGATGGTGAATTCCCTTACATGTTGGACGGCACTGGTGTAGATGTAGTGATACAGGATACCGGCTGCCAACCCGATCATCCTGAATGGCAAGATGCCAATGGCGTGTCAAGATTTCAGGCCATAGACTGGTATTCAGCCAGTGGAGTACCCGGAACTCAAAGTGGCAATTTTTATTTAGATTACTACGGGCACGGCACACATGCTGCCGGCACAGTGGCCGCCAAGACCTATGGCTGGGCCAAAAACGCCAGGATCTATGCCATGCACATTCCTAATGTGCATGGCATAGATC